GGACCTGATCGTGGAAGACCATGCCGACGCCGAGATGCGGGTGGTGATCGGCAACGGTGGCTCCAAGCGGGCCATCGTGCTCAACAGCTTCGACCCGGAAACCAAGATGCCGGTGAACCACGTCAAGGACGCGCCGGTCAAGGTGGGCTTGGCCGAAGTGCCGAACACGCCGGCTTTCAAGATGCAGCAACAGCAGCAGATCGCCAACATCATCGGCGCCCTGGCTGGCAACCCAGCCGCAGTGCAGGTGCTCACGCCTTCCTTCATCGAGGCCACGGACCTGGAAGACCGCACCGAAGTGGCCAAGACGCTGCGCAAGCTCAGCGGCCTGCCGCAACCAGGTGACCAGCAGGGCCAGGCCCAGGCCGAGCAGCAACAGCAGCAGGCCGCTCAGGCACAGGCCCAGGCTCAGCAGGAACACCAGGCGGCCACGATCGATCTGGACAAGTCCACCGCCAATCTGAACAACGCACGCGCGGCCGAGATCGGCCAGCGCCTGGGCGCCAACCAGGCGCAAGCCCAGGTCGCGGCACAGATGCCGCCCCAGGGCCCGAGCGAAGAAGACCTGATTCGACAGTCCCTGGCCGAGGCCATGGGCTGACCCCATTCGTGCCATCCCGGGAGCCGCCCCGGGATGGCAGTAGCTCAGCGGCATGTCGGTCTGGCCACACGCCCGAGGTCAGAACGTAGCAGGGCATTCGGACACATCCGGTAAATGTGAGTGAGGCAGGAGATGACACAGGACTTTGACCCCTTTGACCTTGACGCAATCGAGCGCGCCCAACTGGCCGCCGATGGCGAGGCCGACCAAAACCCCGTGATCGAGGATGACGAGGGCGATGCCGACCAGACCGATGCAGATCAGGTCGACAACGGTGAAGCCAAGCCCGCCGAAGTGGCAGGGCAGGGCGCTGCAGTTGAAGAAGGGGCAACCCAGGTTGAACAGGAAGAGCAGGGCCAAGCCACCCAGACTGAAGCGACCGAGGTCGCCAAGCCCGAGGGTGTGGCCAGCAAGGACGGCAAGCGTGTGCTTCCGTATTCGGCGCTGACAGCAGCCCGTTTCGAGGCACAGGCCACCAAGCGCGAGCGTGACGCCATCAAGGCAGAGAACGAAGCGCTGAAGGCCGAGCTTGAAGCAGCCAAATCCGGCAAGGCCACAGCCAAGCCGGAGAAGGCTGACGATGAGCTGTCCGACGAAGAGCTGGCCGAGATGGAGGTGGAGTTTCCGCAGCTGGCCAGGGTCGCGCGGGTTGTGAAAGCAACAGCAGCCAAGGCAGTGCAGCCGGCGGGCAAAGACGCCCAAGAGCCGGCTGCTCAGCAAGCGAGCGCCACCGAGCCAACCGATGACCCCGTGCAAGAGGCCATCGACTCCGTCCCCGATCTGTTGACCTGGCAGACGAACCAAGCCGAGCACGCCAGCAAATTCCAGCGTGCTGTGGATTGGGACAACACCCTGAAGGCATCCCCCAAGTGGGCGAACAAGCCGATGGCCGAACGCTTCGCCGAGGCAACCCGCCTTGTGCGCGAAGAGTTCGACATCGCCGAGCCTGCCCCCGCCTCACTGAAACAGGACGAAGACCCCAAGCAGCAGGTCGCCAAGCGGCGCGAAGCAGCCCAGGGCCAAGTCCAGAACGCATCCCGCCGCAGCCCCAACACGTTGAGCGACCTCAACGGGAGCGCCCGACCACCGACTGACTCGATGGCCGCGTTGACACCGACCGCCATGCTCAACCGCATGCTGACGATGAGCAACGAGGACATCTTGGCGAGTCTGGATCGGGCCGGCTAAGCCCATCTACACCGACTTGAAGGATTTTCACCATGTCTCAAACCAACGTGGCTTCTGGCTCCGGCCTGGCCCTCACCCAATACTCGGTGGCGCTGACCGCCCAGTACATCACCGCTCCCACGGACATCAACCTGATGACGGGCCCCGCTCCGCAGCAGAAGGATGCCGAAGCCCTGCTCAAGCAGCAGACCAGCCAGTCCATGCCGTTCGTGCGTGTGACCGAGCTTGCCGACCTCAAGGGCGACAAGGTCACCATGGATGCGTTCAACGTGGTGGGCGGCATGCCCATCATGGGTGACCGCAACGCCGAAGGCAAAGGCCAGAAGCTGTCTTCGTCCAGCATGGACCTGAAGATCGACCTTGCGACCTTCAACGTGGATGCCGGCGGCAAGATGAGCCGCCAGCGCACCCGCCACGATCTGCGCAAGATCGCCATGGCCAACCTGGATGGCTACTGGGCCCGTGTCGTGTGGCAGCGTGCGCTGATCCACTGCGCCGGTGCTCGCGGCTCCCAAGTCGGCCAGCGCTGGGACATTGGCTTGACCAGTCACCCCGACTTCGCCGAGACCCTGATCAACCCGGTCCTTGCCCCCACCTACAACCGCCATCTGGTGGTTGACGGTGGCACGGTCATCCGTGGTGGCGCGCAGCTCTTGAACATCGACACCACCGACGTGTGGAAGCTGTCGGTGCTCGATGACATCGCCAACATGCTCGATGCCCAGGAAACCAAGATCCAGCCGATCAAGGTCAATGGCGACAAGATGGCCGACACCAGCCAGATCCGCGCCGTGCTGCTGCTGCCCCCCAACAGCTACAACAGCCTGCTGACGGACATGACGGCCGGCAACAACCTGCGCAACTTCCAGAGCCTGGCCTTGGAGCGCGCGAAGATCGCCGGCAATCACCCCATCTTCTTGGGTGAGGTGGGCATCTGGCGCGGCATCCTGGTTCGCAAGATCGACTACACGATCATGCACAACCCGGGTGACTCGTTCCAGTACGTTCCCGTGGCGAACCGCCTGCTGGCCACCGGCAACGAGACCGCCGGCACCATCCCCGCTCTGGGTGCCAACTGGCAAGTTGAGCGCGGTGTGCTGCTGGGCGCCCAGGCCCTGGCGCGCGCGGAGGGCCCGTCCAACTCCGGTGTGCAGGCCTCGATCATCGAGAACCCGTACAACGCCCGCCGCAGCTTTGAGTACATCTCGGAGTTCATGGGCGGCGAAGCGAAGCTGCGCTTCCGCTTCAAGAACGAGAACGGCGACCCCGAGCCCACCGACAACGGCGTGTACGTCATCGACGCCGTGACCGCCAAGCGCGCCGGCTGATGACCTGAGCCCGGCCATCCTGGTCGGGCTCTTCCAAACCATTCCCTGGAGATCCAATCATGCCTTCCTACAAAACTGCCCTGGCCACCTCGGCCGCCTTCATGCAGTGCTTTGGCAATGCCATTCGCGCCGACGACTCCACCAGCGTGGCTGTCGCCCTGGTGCTCAATGACACGGTGGATCTGATCCGCCTGTCTGGTGGCACCCGCCTGCAAGAGATCGAATTCGACAACGACGACTTCGACACCGGCACCACCCTGCAGATCAAGATCGGCTACCGCTCGGCGCAGCCCGATGGCGTGCTGGCCACCAACGATGCCTATTTCGGCACCGGCTTCACCTTCTTGCAGGCGCCCACCACGAACCTGACGCGCCAGCGACTGTCGTTCGCGCCCGTCGACTTCAACGAGGACGTGATCATCTTCGCCACCGTGACTGCCGCAGCCGCCGGCCAGTCCGCTGGCGCCAAGAAGATCACCACCTTCGCCACTGGCATCGCCAAGGGCACGAAGTAAGACCCGAGGGGCTGGCCTTCGGGCTGGCCCCTGTTCAACACACAGGAGCCAACAATGCCCCTCATCAAGTACATCGGCCGCAAGGACGCCAAGGCCGACAACGTCGCAGGCACGGGCCTGATCTGGACTGGCCACGGCGACACACAGACCGTGAGCAAGGCTGCATCCCTCATCCTGCTTCAATACCCCGACGTGTGGGAAGAGGTCGAAGCCGGCGAAGTGGCCACCAAGGCCCCCGCCACCGCAGGCCTTTCGAGTGCGACCACCGGCCAGGCCGAAGAGCGCATGCGCCTGGTCGATGAGATCGCCAGCCTGCAGGCCGCACGCGATGTGCTGCTGGCCCAGCGTGATGCGCTGCTGGCCGAACTGGACGAGCTGACCAGCCTGCGCGAAGAGCTGATCAAGGACAAGGCCAACGATTCGGGCACCCTGCCGCCGCCTGTTGACAGCAAGCCCGAAGACCTGAGCGCCAAGACCCTGGACGAGCTCAAGGCCATCGCCAAGGACCGCGGCATTGCCGTTGGCAACTCCGGCCGTGACCGCGTGCTGGACCTGCTGTCCCAGGCCAAGACGGAGTAAGGCATGCGCACGATCACGGTCAAGGATGCGATCTGGCGAATTGCCAACAAGCTGGCTGACAGCAAGCCCCAATTCGTGCGCTGGCCCGAGATCGAGATCGTGCAGGCCCTGGATGATGGACAGAAGGCGCTGTGCAAGTACCTGCCCCGTGTGGGTGGCCGGGTCGACGTGATCCGGCTCAAGCCCGGCACTCGCCAAGACCTGGGCTTGGTCAAGGCAGCATCCCTCATGCCCGCGGATGGCCAGAACCCACGCGACCTGTTCGGCCTGCAGTTGGTCGACGTCATCCGCAACATGGGGCGCAACGGGGAAACGCCGGGCATGCCCATCCGTGTGGTGGACCGCCAGGCCCTGGACGGGTTCGACTGGCACAACGACGCCCGCGCCTACGTCAAGCAGTTCGTCTATGACCCCCAGATGCCTCTGAGCTTCTACGTGTGGCCCGCCGTCACGCCTGACGTGCAGGTGTGGGTCGAGCTGATGTGGAACGTGGCGCCCACCCCCATCACGCCAGGCGGCGCCATGGGCAGCGAGCGCTACCTGTTCAACGGAGCAAATCAAGAGCTGCTGTCCGTCGATGACATCTACATCGATGACCTGGTGAACTACGCCGCATCCCGGCTGTTCATGAAGGACGCCAAGCACACCCAGAACATGGCCCGCGCGCAGATGCACGCGCAGATGTTCCTAGGCAGCCTGAACGCCATGGTGGCCGCCGCCACTGGTCACAACCCCAACCTGAAAACGCTCCCCTTCGCGCCCGAGAGCGAAGCCGCGTCATCCTGATGCTGATCAACCAAGCCATCTCCCCCCTGATGGGCAAAGCGCCCGGGTGCCCCGAGCTTGAGATGGAGCGGGCCTACCTGTTCGCCACCATCGATTTCTGCAAGCGCACCCGCGTGATGTTGTCATGGGTGATCACCACATCCGACGCGCTGCTGACGCCGACGATCACGCTGGACCAGCAGGTGACCGAGATCATCGACGCCACGATCAACGGCGAAGACCTCACCATCGCAAAGCTGAACGACCGCCGGGTGCTGAATGCCACGGTCGATAAGCCTGTGCTGACCTGGTCAAACGCCAACGTGCCCATCCTCATGCCCACCGACGTGCCGGCCGGCACAGAGCTGCAGATGCTGCTCGTGTTTGCGCCGGGCCCGACCACCACGGACATCGAGGACACGATCTACCTCGCTCACCAGGAAGCGCTGGAGCACGGCACGCTGGCACGCTTGCTGGCTCAGCCCCGGCAGCAATGGACTGACCAGGCCACCGCCGGCTACTACGCAGGCCTGTTTGAGGCGGCAGTCAAGGACGCGCGCAGCAAGCAAAGCCAGAACATGTCCATGGCGGCCATCCGCCCCCGCACCAAGATCGGAGTCCTGTAATGCCGCCACGTTTTCCCAGCATTGCCCTGGGCACGAACCCCATCAGCCCCACCGCCAAGCCTGGCCAGGGCATTGCTCGACCCGAGTGGGGGACCATCACCGGGAAGATCGCCGATCAACTCGACCTGATGGCCGCCCTCCAAGCCTTTGCCGACAAGGCAGAGACACAGAGCCAGATCGATGCCATCAACGTGGCCATCGAGGCGCTGGGCGGTGCGGTTGGCGGTCTCAACAGCCTGCCCACGCTGAGCCCCCTGGAGA